TTATTACTAATAAAAAAAATACTAAGGAGGTAAAAATGACTTTAGAGGAGTTAAAAAACCAATTTCCTGATTTGTATGATTATGTATTAAATGAGGGAAAAAAGATTGGAAAAGAGGAAGAAAGAGAAAGATTAAAAGCTATTGATGATATAGGAGTTAATAATTATTCCGAATTAATAGAAAACGCTAAATATGTTAATCCTATGTCAGCTAGTGAGTTGGCTATTAATATTTTGAAAAAGCAAAAAGAAGAAAAAGCTCAGAAGTTGCAAAATATTAAAAACGAAAGTCAAGATAATTTTATACCACCAGCTGCGAATGATGGAACAACGCCCGGCAAAAAAGAAGAAAAAAAGTTTATGGGACTTGATGTTATGACTATTTTTTCTAAAATGAACAAAAAAACAGAGGAGGGAAAATAAATGGATTTTGTAGTAAAAGGTAATGAATATACCAGCGAACAATTTTTAAGCGGAACAGGACACAGATATATGGAGTTTGAAGTGCCGCAAGGTAAAAGTATAAAAAGAGGCGATGCTGTAAATGCAACTGCTGAACTTTCAGACGGAACTGATTTATTTGGAATAGTTATGGAAAATGCTGATGGAACAACCGTGAAAACTAAAACAACTGTAGCTATTTCAGGGGAATTTATTTTTGAGGGATTAAATGTGAAAGCAGGTACACAAAAAGCAGATTTTACCAAAGCAGCTAGAGATAAAGGTATTGTAATAAAAGGATTAGGAGGTAAGGAATAATGCCAGCAGTAATAGAATTTATTGGATTGTATGACCAGAATGTGATTAGACCAAAATCATTTATAAAAGACAGTTATTTTAAAAATAGAAAAACATCAGAAAATCAAAAAATGGAAATAGAATTTAGAAAAGGAAGACAGCTTGTAGCTCCTTATGTATCTGAATTTATTCCAGGAACAGAAATGGTAAAGAACACTTATGAAAGTAAATTTTTTCAAGCTCCAAAAGTAGCACCAAAAAGAACTTTTTCGGCTTTTGAATTATTTTTTAACAAAACAGCAGGTGAAACAATTTATGGTGGGAAAAGTCCCGAGGAAAGAAAAGCAGACTTACTTGCAGAATCTTTTGCTGAATTTGAAGAACAAATTACAAGAAGAGAAGAAATAATGTGTACTGAAGCATTATTTAATGGAAAAGTAGTTGTAGAAGGTGAAGGAATAAAAGGGGAAATCAAATTTGGAACAGTTGAAGAAATTACACCAGCTGTTTTATGGACTCAACCTAATGCTGATATAATTGGAGATTTACAAGCGGCAATAACAAAAATAGGAGAAAGCACAGGTTTAAGACCTGAAATGATTTTAATGGATCCTGTAGCTGCAAAATTATTTGTAGAAAACGAAAAAATTCAGAAATTGTTGGATATTAGAAATTATCATGCAGGAGAAATTAATCCTAGAGAAATTGCAGGTGGAGCAATCTATATCGGAACTCTTGCGCCGTTTGGACTGCCTATTTATTCTTACCAGTCGCAACATTCTGTATTAAAAGCTGATGGGAAAACATACGACAATAAACCGCTTATTCCTGAAGGAAAAGTGTTATTGGCACCTAGCAATAATACAATTGTTTATGGACCAGCAGCAGATGTGAAACAAGGGATAATTGTAGCAGAACGTTCAGTATTTACAGATGAAGATTCAAAATCTAACACAGTAGAAATTAGGACAGAATCAAGACCACTTCCTGTGGTTTATGATATTGAAGCTATAAAAATATTGAAAGTTAAATAGGAGGTAATGATGAAATTTAGAACATTAAAGCCTATGATTTATGGTGGAGTTAGTTATGAAGTAGATGCTGAAGTGGATATACAAGAAAAATCAGTAATAAAAAGCTGCCTTGAAAGAGGGCTTATTGCCGAAATAAACGGTAAAACTGAAAAGTCCGAAGAATTAATTGGAACAGAAAATACTGAAGAAACAGACAAAAAAGATACAAAAAATAAGAAAAAATAGGTAAAAGAACATGAATTTTAAAGATATTTTAGAAAATGATATACAAAATGTTTTTTTAAGTTCAGAAGAGTTTGGGGAAACACATAATTTGAATGGGACTGATGTTATTTGCGTGACAGATGAGGACAGTTTTCAGGAAAAGGAAATTAGCGGGAAATTAACAATAGAAAGTGGATTTTACAAAGAAGGGATTACAGTGTTTATTGACAAGAAATATTTGAAATATAAGCCTGAGGGGAATATGAGGATAGATTTTGACAATAAAGAATGGATAGTTGCAAACTGCAAGGAAAACTTTGGTATGTATGAACTCGATTTGTATAGATACACAGATTATTAGGAGTTGATTTAGATGTTTACGATTGAATTTGATGAAAGTGTCCTTAGTGACATAGAAAATAAGTTTATTGAGTTTCCAGAACAAGCTCCAAGAGCTTTGGCAAATGCTTTGAATAGAGTTTCGACTATGAGTAAGACTCGTATGGTTAGGAATGCAACTAAGACTTATACTGTTAAATATGGGGATTTATTAAGCGGATTGACTATGAAAAGGGCTAATCCTGGTAAGCTTATGGCTGAAATCAATTCTAATGGAAGTTATTTGGGATTAGACCATTTCCAATTGAATCCGAGTACGAGAACTGGGAGAACATCGGTAACGGCTACAGTAAAGAATGGTAACGGGATAATGCTTAATGATAAAACATTTATAGCCTACAATGATGGACATTTAGGAGCATTTGAAAGGGAAGGAAGTGGACGGCTACCGATTAAGAGAAAATACGGACCGTCTGCTCCGCAGATGTTAGGACCTACAACGTGGTTACCTGATCTTGATGAATTTATGTCTCAAAAATTAAATGAAAGGTTTGAACATGAGTTGAATAGGCTCTTGTCAATGTAATTTATGAGTATTAAAGTAATTGAAAAAAGTTTGTATGACTTTTTGTGTGAAGAATTTAAAGGCACTGATTATCAGATATTCCGTGGGGCATTACCAGTTCGGAGATACGGCGAAATTGACAAAAATACAGGACAGAAAAAGCCGTTTTTTCCTTGCGTGACATTAAGAGCATTGAAGGCTAGGCAGATTATAACTGGAAATGACAGCTATGACTGCGATGCCACATTTGAAATAATAATTGGAACTAAAAACGAGGATTATATTGATAATCTTTATAAAGGCGAAGAAATAAGAAGCAAACTTTTGAGTAAAGTTTATGATGAAAGAGGCTGGGCTATACGTGAGGATAAGGAATTTGAATGCAATTTGACAAGTGACGAATTCGGAGATTTTATATTCTCGAGAATTACATTCACGGTTTGGGATTATCCTGTTGAGCCTGAAATTTTGAAGGAGGAATAATGGAAGATAAAAAGCAATATATTTATTTAGGAGATGCGCTTGAATTTAAGGATATTAGATTTACAAAGGGTGTTATTTACTACAGCAATGAAGTGATTGAAGCAAAACTTGAGAAATATCCGCTTTTGAAAAGAACTTTGGTGGATGTTAATCAAGCTAGTGAAGCATTACAAAATGAAAAATTGCTTGAAACAGTGACACAGCAAATTAAAGATCAGATTAGAGAGGAGGCTGAATAATGGGTTATAAACACGGGACTTATCAAACAGAAACATCAAGCGACATTTCTTTGCCGATAGTATTGGATTACGGGCATTTTATTGTGGGAACTGCGCCGATGAATAAAGTTAAAAAAGAAAACAGAAAAGTGAATGAAATTGTAAGGTTAGGAACTTATAAAGAAGCTATTCAGTACTTTGGAGATACTTATGATTTAGACTTCAGTATTTCACAAGCGATAAAAGTATTTTTTGAGTTGTATAAGGTAGCACCGCTTTATGTTGTGAATATTTTGGATCTTGAAAAACATAAAACAGTTAAAAAAACTCAAAATGATTTGAGCTTAATAAATGGTAAAGTTGTTATTCCAAACCACAAATTGATAACAGATACATTAGTGGTTAAAGAAAATGTAACATCACAAGTTATTTCAGACGCTGTAATGATGTGGACAGATGAAGGACTTGAAATATATGCTAAGCCATCAAATGGAACTAAAATTGATATTGAATATGAAGAAATTGACTTGTCAAAAGTAACGAAAGCACAGGCTTTAGGCGGATATGATATTTTAACAATGAAAAGAACAGGGTTAGAACTGTTAGATGAAGTTTATTTAAAATATTCAGAATTACCAGCATTCATTGATGTTCCTGATTTTTCAAGCGATAGTGAAGTTGCCGCAATTATGCAGACAAAAGCTAAAAATATAAATGGGAACATGTTTGAAGCAATTGCATTAATTAATGCGCCAATTGACAAGCCTTACGATCAGATCCCAAAATGGAAAGATGATAACAACATTAACGGAAATGACCAAATTGTGTTGTACGGAACATTGGGATTGGCTGGCAAAAAATACATCCAGTCTATTCAGTATGCTGCGTTGTCATTATCAGTAGATAATGAAAATGGTGAAGTTCCTTCACAAACTCCGTCTAATTATTCGTATAAATGTGACAGCTTGTATTGGAAAAATTCAAGTGGAAATTTTGAAGAAATAATTTTAGATAAAGAGCAACAAGCTAATTTTTTAAATAAAAATGGAGTAGTTACAGCTATTAATTTAAAAGGCTGGCGCTGCTGGGGGTCTGAAACTGCACTTAATCCAATGGCAACAGATCCAAAGGACAAATTTATAAACACTCGTAGAATGTTTAAATATGTCGGAAATGAACTGGTTATAAGCTATTTTGATAAAGTAGATAAGAAATTTTCTAAAAAATTAGCTGAAACAGTAACAAAATCAATGAATATCAGATTGAATGCTATTGTAGCTAGAAATGATTTGTTAAGTGCGAGTGCAACGTTATCAAGTGAAGATAATGACGCAATTAATGTTATGAACGGCGATATTACTTGGATTATTAAATTAGGAGTAATTCCAGGGATGAAATCGGCAACATTCAAGAAAAAATATGATGTGGACGCATTAACGGAGTTCGCAAATAGCTTAGGAAAATAGGAGGAATTAAAAAATGGCAAAGACAAAATTACCTTTGGCGATTGTAGATGCTGATTTGTACATCAATGGATCAAACAATCTTGAAGGTGTTGGAGAAGTCGAATTACCAAATGTCGAATATGCAACAGTGACAACGGAACAGCTAGGAATGGCGGCAGAATTTGAAGCTCCATTAATTGGACATTATAAAAAAATGTCTGCAAAAATAAAAATGGACAGCATGAACGATACATTGCTGAACTTTAATAATAGCGATTCTATTCAGGTCGAATGTCTTGGAGCGTTGCAAGAATTAAATAGAATGACACATTCACCAAAAATGACTGGAGTAGACGCTACAATGAAAGGATTTATCACCAAATTTGATGGACCGAAAGTTCAAAATGGTAAAAAATTTGAAGGCTCATTTGATATGAGTATAACTTATTACAAATTAACAATAAATGGTAAAACAATTATTAACATAGATGTATTGAACGGGATTGCCAGTGTAAACGGAGATTACAACAACATTATTAGAAAACTATTGGGACATATTTAGGAGGATAGGAATGATTATAAAATTAACAAAAGAGTATGAATTAGGAAGTAAAAAATATAAAGAAATAGATTTAAAACTGGAGGATTTAAACGGAGCAGATTTAATGGAATGTTCTAAAAATTATAAAGCTAGAATGAAATCAAATGCTGAAAATTTCAAAGATTTTGATGACGCTTGGGCACTAACAGTAGCTGAAAAGGCATCAGGGGTTAAATACGGGCATTTATTAATTTTAGGTGCTGAAGACTTCTTGAAAGTAGTAAATCAAACTAAGAATTTTTTAGTAAAAGGTTGGGGGATACCAGAGGAGGAAACTCCAACGGTAGAGGAATAATAGATGACTTTCTTGATTTAATCACAGATTTACTAGGCGGACTTAACTATTTTAAAATGAATATCAGTTATGAAACGCTTATGAAATGCACATTTGATGAGCTGGATTATTGGATAAAAAGAGCTAATAAATTGATTGAAGAAGAAAAGGCGAGGCAAGAAGAAGAGAACGAATAAAAAAACAGTGGATTTTAATCACTGTTTTGCCTTGCTGTCGTTATCATAAAACGAAAGGAGGGTATACGTGGCTAAAAATTTAGAATTAAATATAGTTTTGGGAGCAGCCGTTGCTGGTGCTATAAATGGAATGAGTCAAGTTGCGAATGCTTTGAAAAATACAACAAAGTCAGTCAAGGAATTCGAAAAAGAAATAAAAAGTATGGAAAAAGCACAAAGAGCATTTCAAAATATGGACAAGGCTCGTGACGGATTAAATAAAATTAATTCAGAATACAAAAAAGCTGCTGAACATTTGCAAAAACTGAAAGATGAATATGAAAAAACTGGAAGTAGCAACAAACAACTAGCTAAAGAAATAGAACAAGCTGAAAAAAATGTTGGAAAACTGAATAAACAAAAAGAACGGCAACAGCATGTATTTGAAGCTGCAAGAAGTAAGATAGAGGCGGAAGGTGCCAGCTTATCTAATTACAGGAGCAAGGTTCAGGAAGTTGAAAAAGAAATTGAAAAAATGAACAAATTAAAAGCCGCTCAAGGCAGATATGAAGCTAGACAAGAAAATATCGGAAAACTTAAAGAGTTTGGAGACAGACAGCTGACACAAGGTATCGGAATGGCGGGAACTTTAGCTGTTCCTGTTAAATTAGCAGTTGATTTGGAAAATGCTCAAACAGACTTAAAAAAAGTCGCTAATTTCAGTTCAAAAGAAATGGAAGCAGGATTTTATAAAGCTATGAGAAATTTTAGTGAAAATAGTCCATTATCTCAAAAAGAATTATTTGAAATTGCAGGAGCAGGAGCTCAAGCGGGTATAAATACTGGGGAATTGGAACGGTATACAAAAGACGCAGCTAAAATCAAAGTAGCTTTTGATATGAATACGGAAGCAGCAGGAAATTTTTTGGCAAAAACAAGAGCACAGCTTAATTTGGATCAAAATGGAGTAATGCAATATGCTGATGTAATTAATTACTTAGCAAATACCGTAGCTGTTACAGCACCAGAGGTAGCCGATATTTCGAGTAGAGTAGCCGGACTTGGTGGAATGGCTGGAATTTCTAAAGAAGGAGTCGCGGCATTAGGAGCAAGTTTGGTATCATTTGGAGTTCCGTCAGAAGTTGCGGCAACTGGATTGAAAAATATATCATTAGGATTGATGGCTGGAACATCGGCAACTAAAAAACAAGCAGCAGCTTTTAAATCGTTAGGATTAGATGTAGAAGATGTGGCTAAGAGAATGACAAAAGATGGGGAAGGAACATTAATTGACGTTTTTCAAAGAATTAAAAAACTTCCGCAAGATGTTCAGGCGGCAACGCTTAAAGATTTGTTTGGTAAAGAATCTATTCAATCAGCATCTGAATTGGCGAAACATATTGAAGAAGTTGGAACGAATATAAAAAATGCCAGTGATAAAGCGAAGACGGCAGGAAGTGTTAACGTAGAATATGCTGAAAAAATGAAAGCGATGTCAACATCATTTGCTAAATTAAAAAATAGAATTGTAAATATGGGGATAGATTTAGGAGCGGCTTTGGGACCAAGTTTAGTAAAAGTTGCCGATTCTTTTGGTCCATTAATCTCCAAATTTGCTCAATTTATTCAAAAGCATCCGCAGTTGACAAGCAGTATTTTGAAAAGTGTTGCAGCATTAGCCGCTTTTAAAATTGGAATTGGCGGATTATCCAAAGGACTTGCACCTTTATTTAGCGGAATATCAAAAGGAATGTTAATCTTTGATAAATTTAAGATAGCTGGAAGTTTTACTGGCGGACTTAAAACAGCATTTCCAATTATTAATAAACTAGGACCAGCGATGACAAAACTAGGACCAATGCTTACTAATCCTTATGTTGCGGCAGGAGCGGCGGCGGTAGCGGCATTCGTTTTAATGTATTCAAAATGGAACTGGTTCAGGAATGGAGTTAATAACGGAGTAAAACAGATAGCTCCGCATTTTAAGGGAGTATTTGATTCTATAAAAAATGGATTCAGTCAACTGTTTTCATCAGGAACGAAAGAACTTGGGAAAATGAAACCTATGTTTGATTCCTTAAAGCCTGTCTTGACTGTTATAGGTACAATTATAAAAACTGTAGTTATAGCCGCATTGATAGTTATGAAAACACAGATACAGATTACAGTTGCATTCTGGAAAGCTGCATTTACTGCAATAAGGGTAGTCGTAATGGTTGTATTTAATGTCATAAAAGCTATAGTTATAGGAGCAGTTGCAGTAATTAAAGGAATTGTAATGACACTTGGTGCGGTTTTCAAGGCAGTTTGGACAGCAATTAAAGTTGTTGCTATTGTTGTTTGGGCTTATATTGTTGCAAATATTATGGTAAGAGTAGCTATACTTAAAGCTATCTTTAGACCTTTCGCACCATTTTTTAAAGCGATTTGGAACGCGATTAAAGCTGTGGCAATAGCTGTATGGAATGCTATTAAAAGCACAGCAACAGCTTTATGGGGTGCTTTGAAATCAGGGATTGAAGGAGCCAAAAATTCTTTTTCGACTAAGTGGAACGAAATGAAAACAAAAGCAACGGAAGTCTGGAACGGAATAAAAAGTGCTTTTGATACTATGGCAGGAGGATTAAAAAAGGCTATTGATGGAGTAGTGAATTACTTTAAAAACAAGTGGGATCAAATTAAAAATTTTGCTGCAAACAATCCAATATCAGCAGGTATAGGAGGGCTTTTTGGACAGAAATGGACAGGAACAAATTATTTTGAAGGTGGACTTACAACAGTTGCAGAACGTGGAGCAGAATTAATCCAGATACCTGGAAAGCCAGCATTCTTAGCTGAAAGTGAAATGCTTTTAAATCTTCCGAAAGGTACGAGAATACTTAATAATTCTCAAACTAGAAGCACCTTGAGAGATAAAGTGGCTAATCTGAAAGACAGAGTGAATAATTTGAAAGGCGGTAATTCATATGCTGGAAACAATTACTCAATCACTATAAATGTAAATGGCGGAAATCCATCAGAAGTTGAAAGAATTGTAAGAAAAGTGATAGCAGGGGATATAAATAAAAGGGAAAGGACGGCATTCGGATAATGGCAAAAGTAAAAGTGTACAGAACAGTCTCAGGCGACACTTGGGACTTGATAGCTTTTAAAGTTTATGGAAGCGAAGGATATTTTCATGACCTTATAAGAAATAATTTAAGATTGATTGACATTGCTATTTTCGATGCCAATATTCCTATTATTATTCCTGAAATTTCTGAAGAAGTTGAAGATGATGAAAGTTTGCCGCCTTGGAAGAGAGGTGAATAGAAGTGGCTTTCGCTAGAAATATAAGAGTTGTAGTAATTTTTAACAAGGTTGATATTTCTGATGAGATAGCCCATTCTATTTCATCTCTGAATTACACTGATAATTCTAAAAATGCAATAGATGACTTGGAAATGGAGCTTGAAAACTTGGATTATCGCTGGCTGAAAGAGTGGTATCCTGATGAAAATGCTCAATTACTTGTCGGCATTCACGAAGAAATAGGAAATGAAACTAATTTTTTAGATTTGGGAACGTTTTATGTGGATGAGCCAACTTTTGAGAATAACAAACTTAATTTAAAATGCCTAGCCTTGCCGTTAGACCAGAATATTAGAGACCAGAAAAATAGTGTCGCTTGGGAAAAAATCACTTTGAGGGAGCTTGTTACACAGATTGCAAATAAGCACGAGATGAATGCTGAAATATATGCAGACAATGAATTTTTTGAAAGGCTTGACCAAAATCAGGAAACGGATTTGGCTTTTATTAATAGAATTGTCAAGGAAACTGGACTAAATATGAAAGTGTCAGATGACAAGATAATTATTTTTGATGACGAGGAAATGGAAAAGAATGAAACTATTGAAATTTTCAATATTAAAGATGAAAGAATCAGAAGTTTCAGCTTGAAAAAGAAAAATAAGGAAATTTATGATAAAGTCGAAGTTTCATATTATGACCCTGATAAGAAAAAGGTCATAAAAGAAATTATTACTAAAGAAGAACTTGAAAAACGTAATCAACTTACAACCGAAAGTTCGGATAACAAGTCATCAGGAAACAAAGAAAAAACATCAAAAAAAGGCAATAAAATTTCTAAAAATAAGAAATCTAGCAATAAAGGACAGAAAAATAAGAGTAAAAAAGCTAAATCAAAGAAAAAATAACAGGTGAAACAATATATGAAAAAAAAGGGAAATAATAATAAAACTGGTGGAAAAAAAGGAAAATCGTTAAAAGAATCAAAAGAAAATCTGAAAAACAAGGCGAATAACAAAAAGAGCAGGGGCAAAAAAGAAAAAACTTTAAAAGTCAAGACAAAAGGAAAAAGCACAGCTAAAAAAGTTGCAAAAAAGACATTGAAAGAAAATCTGAAGCAGGAATACCAGATAACTTTAAATGTTGACGGAAGCCCAAAATATTTGGCTGGAATGATAATTGAACTTGATGAGAGCTGGGGAAAGTTTGAAGGCAAGTATGTCATAGACAAGGTAACGCATGAAATTACTGGAGATTACACCTGCGAAATCAACGCAATGAAGCTCGGAGCAAGGGAAAATGCAGAACAAAATGCAATTGAACAAACAAAAGAAGAGCAAAGAAAAAAAGAAGCTGAAAAACAGGCTAAATCTAAAGGTAAGGGCAGAAAAAGCAAAAGTAATAAAAAAGGGACAAAAGGTAAAGTTAGAGATAAGAAAAATAGCAAAAAAGGTAAAAATGTAAGCAAATCAAAGAAAAAGAAATAAATTTATATAGGACAATGACAACTAAATATAATAACTGTGATAAAAATTTAAAAAATCCGTTGACTTTATACGTATTTTGATGTATAATGTGTTCGAGGTGATTAGGATGCCAATGAATTCAAAAGAAATGATTAGATTTTTAAAGAGAAACGGTTTCACCGAAATAAAAGGTGGAAAAGGCTCTCATAAAAGATTTAAGAATTTCGATACCGGTAAGGTAACCGAAGTGCCTTGTCATAGTGGGGAACTTAATAAGAATCTCGAAAGAGCGATATTAAGACAAGCA